ATCAAATGACACATCAGGAGAGTATTTGTTTAAAACAATTGTACTTGCTTTGACCGTAACGAAGTGTCTCTTAATATAATAGATACCATCTTCGATTGAAACGATTGAACCAAATCCTACTGGAGTTTTACCATTCGCATCATTAGAACTTGCAACTGTAGCTGTCTTACTTCCTGTAGCTGTTAACGAGGCACCGGCCGCAAATACTGCACCTGAAATATATTGTACAAATAAAGTAATTGAGTCATCGCCACTTGCTAATGTAGCATGAATAACACGAGCAACATTTGTACCATCAGAGTATTCAGTACCAACAATGTCTGCAACTGCACTTGTGTTACATGCTGATAGTCTTACATAGTCAATTTTATTATGTAGATGTACTGCTCCTGGTACAACAACCGAACCATCCTTAAATAGGTGATCTCCAGTAGAAGAGATCTGGTGTTGTAAAGATGTTTGCAGTTGAGTTAACTCTCGTGCTTGTACCGCCTTACCGGGTCTAAATAATATCCTTTGATATTGTTCTTTAGGGCTGAGTGTGTTGCCCGATGCAACCGACTCAAAATCGTCCCAATATGGTTCTACGTTAAATGAAATTGCCATGTCTCTATCCTATTTAAAATGCGATTACTAATCTTATTGTTTCTACTTGTCCTGATCCACGTGTTGTAGCCGTTCTATTCTCTACAAACATTACATCACCTTGATGATGATTAATGAGAGGTGCACCTACCGCTGAGATTTGATTACCAGCACCTGATGAACCAGTTGCACGAGTCAAATGTGAAGTAGTAAATGTACCGAACCCAGTAGATTCGTTTTGTATATAATGTAATACGCCGCTTGTGTTATTGTATTCTACAACGATACCTTTAGCACCAACCGTACCGCCAGTGTGACCTTCAAATGCAAAGTCAGCTACATATGTAGATGCTAATCCACTAGGGATTGTAACACTCTTACATGTATTGTATGCACTTGCTTCTGCAACTTGAGCGATTGTACCTGTGCTTGAACCAGTTATTGTTGTAGCGATTGCTTTAAATACTTCACCAACAACTGGATTACCACTCGTTGAACCTGCGGTTGCCCAATTAGCGTCAGTAGTATTTCCTATTGTTAAGATCTTATAAAAGTTACCAACAACCATTGAGCCAGTAGCTGAGACTACCGCACTCTCATTTGCTTTCTCAATAGGGTTTTTAACAACTGCTATTTGTCTAAAGTCGTTTGAATCAGGAATTGTACCAGACTCATCGCCAGTAAATACTGTGTTAATCGTAACGTAATGTGCTCTCAGATCATTTGTAGGATCTGCTCCGAATCCACCAACTGGTCCAATCACTGGTCTTACTGCACCGTTTGAACCTGAACCACCTGTTACAGTAACAGTAGCGTGAGTATAACCTGATCCAACGTTTGTCATTGTAATACCTGTGATAGCACCACCAGCTACTGTAGCCGTAGCCGCAGCATTTGATCCGTTACCTGAGATCGTTATTGTAGGTGCTGAAGTATATCCAGTTCCTGCATTTGTGATCTTCATATTATAGATTGCACCATCAACGGCATTACCTTGTACTGCCCATTGATTAGTTAGTGCAGAGTCTGCGCCACCAGCCGGTGCTTCTTTAATATGTCTTACTGGTATAAATGACGTTGTTAAGAATTTAGTTACATCAGCCGTTGGGACTGTAAACATATATTTCCATATGTAACCGTCTGATCCACTGTGATTAATAACACCAGATGTTTGAACACCTGTATCGTCTGGGTTAGTAGTAGAAGCTCCGCTTCCTGCCTTTAAGCACATGTATACATTGTTATTTGCTGAAATAACAAAATATGCTTTGCTTTCTATATTTGTATCTTGATCGTCATATTCTACATATGTTGTGCCAGAAACCCATAGTCTCCTTGTTGCACTATGAACAATGTCTGTACTTGCAATCTTCTTCATGGCAAACATGTTTTCCCATAAAGTATGCGATGTATAGTCATTTTCATATGGGGTTGTTGGGACAGAATCATCTGTCCATGCGTTTGGCCGTCCCAAGGCCATGTAGAATTGATTATCACTAAGACTATTTACGAACTTATTTGTTGTATCCAGTCTAAATTTACTTGTGATTATTGCTGCCATGTCTATTCCTTTGTTTTATGAAATAACGAGTGAACTAGCTCCACCCATTCCGAATTGTGTACTTATATTGTTATTTATACTATCTTCTAGTGTCCAATGAGCTAAATCTGAGTTTGGACCTAAATAGTCAAACTTTTTATTATCCCAATGGTTTTGCATACCTATCTTAGTTAACTCTGAACTTCCGTTATCAAAGTGGGTATACGATTTCTCTAATATGTGCGAGTTGAAACTTGCTGGTCCAACTTGGAATGCACCTATATTAAAATTAATTTCACCAGCTGTTTCTAGCCAACCATATTGTGCTTGGTCATTTGTAGATGTAAGAAGCTTCACTAAGATAGCAATCTCACCAAAGAACTTAAATCCTGCTGGGTGAACTAATCTTGTAAATGCATTCTTCCAATCAGCTACATTCTTACCAGTTCTTAATACATATGAGAACTGCTGATAATAATAAGAGTCTTGTAAAAACTTTTTATCTGATAAGAATCCATCAGCATTTGTAAACAAACCCTTTGGATATGTTCTTACAACATCGCCGTTTGATAATGCACTTGTAAATGTTAACCTATATTTTGTAGTAGTATCTGAATATACTTCTTCAGTATAATCTGTACCTGGTGTCTGATATGAGTTATTAACAAATACAACATGGTCATCTAAAAATATAGGATTATTATCATCATTGTTTCCACTTACTACAGTAGGTGTACCAGATATTGTAATTGTATTCGTAGGTGTAAATGCGGTTCTATCAGCCTGAATAGCGGCTGCTTGATCCGTCCAGTTTCCATCAGATGGATTAAGTATATCTACAAATGGAAAATATGTTTCTACTTCATCATCATAGATCATTCTAAAGAATGATGTAATTGATTCAGGTGTACCACGTGACTTATAGAATTCAACAAGCCTCTTATAAAATGCTCTTGGATCTGTAGCAAAATCTCTTGGTACTGCAATACCAATTTCATTCTGCAACTCAGTAAGTAGATTATCTTCTACATGATCGATATCTCTTTGTATATCTAATGAGTTAAGATAGAACCCAGATTTATTTTGACGCTCTAAATATAGTGCATATGTTTTAAGAAAGTTAACTAGATCAGGATACGACGACTCGACGTGATCAGGTACTAACTCATCTATATATGACGATATATTATATTTTCCAAGACCGTGTGCCATTAGTTAGCTACCGTTGTGTAATCAATACCAGCAGTTGTACCGCCAGTTGCCATTGTATCTACTTCACCTGAAATGATAGCAGTTGATGTATTTATCGTTAATAATTCATTCCTTGTTGGTGATACGTCATTAGATGCCGGCTTCACCGTAACATCAATTGTAGTTGAACCAGTAGGTAATGCAGTTGGATTAAATGAGTTAAGAGTTACTGTTCCTTCCTCTTCATTTACATCACCAACACTAGCTAATTGTACTATACCACCAGTATTTACAATTTGAACAATACGTGTATCACTTGATGAATCATAATAGTCTTTTAGTTTACAGTCTTCACCATTGAATGTAAATACAGTTGATGTAAGAAAAGAACCTAAAGACGATGTTGAACCATCTAAATCAGTTAATGCTTGATTAAACTTAAGTGTATATTTAGTTGCTGTTCCAAGAGTAGGTGTAATCTTCTTTGTCATTTTCACACGAGTGATATTAGATATGATAGCAACATTAGTATCATCAATCTTCTTACCAACATTTGAATCTCTGTAAACGCCGTTAAAGCTCTTAAGTGTATCGTTATTATATGACACGAGTGTATTCCTTATTGATGTAGCCAAACCGCTTGCAGTTACTGTAGCTTTGTTAGGATTATATTTAAAATAAACTTCTAAATCAATATATGTATATTCGGGGTCAACAAGCACTGGTGTAATACTTACAACATTCTTTGGTTTAAGAATATTTGTTTTAATTGTTGTCTTCTGTGCATCGGTAAGTACTTCACCTGATAATGGTTTAATACTTACATAAACTTTACCATAATCTGGTACATCATTATCTTCACCGCCCCATACAGCAACAGCTTCTAAATCAGCAAATTCGTTTTTAATAATTGATTTATAATCATCAGGTGTTACAGCTCTGTTCTGTGATATATGAGCAAGCGGTGCATTAAACTTAATTGCTTCTTTACTTTCTCTTGCGGCACCGCCAGTAGCTTTAGTTACAAGTGTGACAGTCTCATCAGTATTACCATTAAGCGAATCAGTCATAGTAAATACAGTAGCACCATTCACATCTGTTCCTGATGGAATTGTAGCATATTCGATTTTTATTGTATTACCATTACCTGGTCTCTTACCAATAATGTTATCACCAAACTTTACTTCATAATATCCATCTCTTCCTTCTTCTAAGAAATATACTTCTGATGTACCGTCTAATGTAACCATGTTTGTATTTAAAGCATAAACTTTAGATGCATCTGTTGCACTTGAATCTGTAACAGTAACTTTAATTGAAGCTGTGTTTACATTATTAGCAGGAATAATATATGATTCGAATGTATTATTTTGATATGTGTAATTAATACTTGCTAATGTTCCTTGTTCTATTTTAATATTAGAGAACTTCCAACCATCAGTTTCATTATAGTTAATTGTTGTAGTATCAGAAGCAAACATTGGATATGTTACACCATCAATAGTTGTAGAGAACTTAGTTCCTCTCGGCATACTTAAAGGTAATGGAGTATTTGTTCCATCATGATTCCATAATGGTGTAGCAGTTCCCTTTGCCATAGTCATATCAATATAAGCAACAGATGGCGATATGGATCTTGGAGTATAACCTAATAATTTGGCATGTGATACAACAGAAGATCTCAATTGAGATGTATCAAGAAATGTTTCATTCAAAGCAAAGTTAGCATTCATTGAATTCACATGAGTTATATATGCTAGCACATCAATGATTGTGCTCATCGCAGACCCCTCATAGTTATAATCGTTGAAGGTTGTATCAGTTGCCTTCATGTAGTTAACTAGATTTGTTTTTATATTATCAAAATCTAATTCACTTGCTGAAATTCTGCGTTCTATTGCCATTATCGTAATCTCTCTATTGTGGTAGATATATCAACTATTTCATTACTTGATCTAACTCTACCGGTTACTGTTATAAATACTTCGTTTTCATCGGCTCTTGCCTGTATATTTGTATTAAGCACTTCTATTCTTGGTTCATAATTAGCTAAAGCGGTATTAATCGAAGTAGCCATATTTGCTGCTGTTATATTTGACATATTTTCAAATAAGTATGCTCTTAAGTTTGCACCAAAATTATAATTAAATGGGCGCTCACCATGATTTGTACGAAGTATATTTAATATACTTTGTGATACTGATGCATTATCTTTTTTTATTCCAACGTCATTGGTATTAGGATTTTGCTTAAAAGTAAAATCTAAATCTTTATACGTTTCTTGTCGTGCTATCGTTGCCATATATCTTATTTATACTAGTTAGGTCCGCCTGTTTGAACTGTTGGTGAATCAAAATCATCGTGAGTATGAGTATTCAAATTAATTGTTGTGTCACCAGTATTAGTTTGCAATGTTCCAGTAACATCAACATCTCCAGTCATTGTTATCTTACCTGTGCTTGTTAAGTTTGTTGTGCCACCAACAGCAGTATTCATATTACCTGCTACTGCAATATCAGCATTACCACTTACTATAATACGTACATCACCAAATACTTCAAGAGTATCATGGCCTACAACTAACTGATAATTGTCTCTTACAATTCTTTCTGTCTTAGCACCATTCGCAGCTATCTCATATTGAGTACCACTCTTATGCCTTTCCATAATACGTTCAGCACCTGGAGTATCATCATATTCTTTAACATGACCACTCTCTGTTTCCATAACATTATTATATGGATAAACTGGTGCATATGTACTTGCTGGTTGATATGAACCAAGTTCTTCATCTGCATTAGGATCAGCTTCAGCTCTTACTCTTACATTATTATCTTCTACACCTTCTGTCTTAGTAGGAAGAGATCCCATAACTATAAATTCTTGAGCAGAAATATCTAAAAATGTACCACATACTAATGAACCTATTGCTAGATTTACAGAATGCCCAGTACCATTAATAGCGGGTGTTGTTGCAGGCATTACAACTTGAGACCATGGAAGATCTTCAGTTGCAATATTATATTTAGTTCCTTCTCTAATATCGTGTCTTCCAAATACACGAACTTTAACTCTACCTAATTTTAAAGGATCTGATATATTTTCTACTAATCCAAATTCCATTATGATGCACCCTCTCTTACTAAGCTTAAGTTTTGTTTATAATCCCATTCACCATCATTCATAACATATCTATGATTAATACTAGAAACTAAATATATGCCATCTGATTTTGTCCTTGATAAATTACCGCCACCTTGTTCAACATCAACTGCCATTCCGCATCCTAAATTTGGAACAGGAATAACATTTTCTACTTTTAATAATGTATTAAATACACGATGTTTTGTATTTTGTATTATTGTATCATTGGCTCTACTAGGTGAATTAAATAACGATGTTTCACTATCATATAAAGTATCACTTATTTTAAAATTTGTCATTTCAATATCTGTTAATTCCGGAGCATCTAATAAGTTATTTGTAGTTTGATCTAATGATACTTGCGTAATCCTTTGCCCCCATAAACCTTGACCGAGCTTAGTTACATAATGGTCATTATATGATTTTAATTCGAATTGATCTGACGAACCTATAGTATTTACTGGCTCTAAAGCTGATTCCATATCAGTATATGAATTATGTATTTTAAATATATTACCTTCGTTATCTAATAATACGTTATTAGCAACCATATCATGTAATGAAGTCATTCGAGTAATACCTTGATCAGTTAACCGTTGATATAAAAACATTCCAGTATTATTTTCATCAAAGGCAGAATTTACTACATTACGTATACAAGTTTTTGCAATCATGTTTGGCACAAGATATTTTCCTTTAGAACTTGCTTCGCTTTCTATTATTAATTTTAATTCAGGGCCATGAGTTTCTTTCCAAAGATTTTCTAAAATATCAGTCGAAGTTCCAGTATAAGAATTACAGATTCTCTTTATAGATTGGGCCCAATGCGTTAATGAAACTAAATGTATATTATATTCTTTACCGCTTTTTCTTATTTGTTGATCAGTTACACCATTTGCATAAAAGGTATGAGTTACATTTTTTCCAATATACTCATAGCTAATTTCAACTGCCATCATATTTACATCTAAAAACGTATCAAAGAAATTAACATTATCCATTACATGAATCATTCCATTAATATCACCATGTATGCTTTCGAAAAAAGACATAGATGTTGTTATTGAACCGATGTCATGACCACCAACATGGACACTAAAATTATTAATATTAAACATTATGCTGTCATTTCTTTAGCGAATTGTCTGGCAACCTGTTGAATATGCTCTGGCTTAATTACTTTTATATCTCTATTCTGCTCAGTTACAGCAGACTCATAATCAATGAAAGAATAAGCAGTAGTTCCGGAAGATGCACGTTTTACCCAATTACCATCTCCGTCAATATGATGATGTGGTGCATAAGCTTGTGATTTAATAAAGTTACATGATGCAGATGAACCAGAAGTTGCACCTTGAATTGTTTCACCAGTTTCAGTAAATGTGCCAGAAGTTAATTCAATTGTAATATAACCTAAATTAACATGAATTTCTTTTACAACACCTTTTGCACCACTTACACCACCAGTAACTGTTTCACCTACTGTAAATTTATCTACTAATGAATCATCAGTATCAGCAGCAAGATATTGATATTTGTTTTTACAATAGTCTACAAGCTGAGTGGCACTCATCGGCCAATCATCCCATATATTTTTTATTTGTGGATTAAGTAATAGAAATGTCCAATGATAATCTGGTGTTCCATATAATCTTTGGCTTAATAAATCTGGTCTTTCACCATCTATGATTTCTTCTGTTTCATAAAATCCTGCATTATTAATTAATGCATTTGAAAATTTTGCTTTAGAAGATAAATTTTTTAATAAATCACTATTACCAGATCCATCTATATCTATTAATACATTTTGAATATTTTTAAAATACATATTAGTATCCTCTTTCTATATCAGCTTGATAAATTGGTGTCAATTCTTTAAGTTGTATACCAAATCCTATTTCAACTGGAGCATTATTTCTTCTAAAAAATGAAGAGTTATTTGGATTATATGTAACGCTAACATTTTCGATAACACATGGTGGTAGCTGTATCATATCTTTAGCTCCATGAAAGGATACAATTACATGATCAGGAACTGTTACAATTAAAGAACTATCTTTTTTTGCGTGAGCTGATTTTCTAAACATTTTAATAAGACCTGAAGCTTGGTCAGATTCATATACACTATCTGGAAGTATGGTCCAATTAAATGAAAATGTTCTTAATGCAGTTGAACCATAAGCTGTTAATTCATTTGGATTAGCTATTTTACCACTACCTCTTTGTAATTCAGTTCTTATTACTGTACCTAAAGCACCACCAGCAACAGCTTGTACCAGGCCTGAACTTTTTCCTGGCAATATTTTACCAATAGAACCTGCAGCAATAGCTAATGCAGCAGGACTAGTTAATGTTGTAGGATTAGCAACAATATCACTAAATCCACTTCCAATACCATCAGGATGACGAAGAATTTCATTCATTAAAGCACCTACAGTTCTTGTATCGTCGTTATAAACAAACTGGTCATTTACTTGAATATCTGTAGGCATATATAATGAAACAGATCCTGCATAATCTCTTCTTACAGTATTGCTAACAGCATCAGCAAAGTTTTTAACACCTGTTATTGCGCTTTGTATAAATCCTACTTCTTCTGCTGCGGCTTCAGCTCCAGACGCAGTATCAGCAGCTGTAATTGCTTCTTGTGCTTTTTGTAATTTTCTATAAACATTTTCATTAGCCTTTCCACCAATAAATTGTATTTCTGATCCTCTTTGCCCTGATGGTAAATTATCGCTTCTATAAGTTTTATTTTCAGCTTTATTTTTATATTTCTTTTCATCATTAACAGACATAAATTCAAACATACAAAATGGTTCATGGGTTATTTCTGATATTTCATCCATACGCTCAATAGCATATTCACTTGAATCATGGCTATTAAAGCATATATTATCTGTACGAGTATCGTTTCCAACACTTGCTGGGTATTTGTAATGTTCTGTTAATGAGAATTTCTTTGCAGCTCTGCGTTTTCTTACGTTACCGCGGCCGCCTCTAGTTCCACCTGCCATAATTGATCCTTTGGTTTGTTATATAGTTATTTATAACGATTTGTATAAATAGTTGTATGAAAAAAACATATTCTGGATCATGGAAACCTAAGAACCTTCACAAATACAAAGGTGATCCCAATTCAATACGTTATCGCTCAAGTTGGGAGCGTAATACATTTAGATATTTAGATACTAAAGCTGATTGGGTTAAATGGTGGAACTCTGAAGAAACCGTAATAGGTTATATATGTGCAACCGATAATAAACCTCACAGATATTATATGGATCTCACTATAAGAACTAAGAGTGGTCGTACAATTTTAGTTGAGATCAAACCATCTCATCAAACTAAACCACCTAAACGTAAAAAACTTAATGAGGCATTAACATATATGAAGAATACTTCTAAATGGAAATATGCTCAAAAGTTTTGTGATGAACGTGGTTATGAGTTTCAAATATGGACTGAGAATGACTTAGAAGCAATGGGTATTAAAACAATGTCATTAGGATTCAAAGCCAGCAAAACTAAAACTGGTAGAAGAATATGGAAAACACTTGGTAAAAAGGTATAAATATAGTTATGATGAAAGAAGATGAAGATGACGGCAA